TTTCAGAAGAAGAACAATATTATATTGAACATGCGGATATAAAGATATCAGAACATAAACAGCGTTATAATAATTGGAAAAAGGAGAATGCATGAAACCATTAATAATAGCAACATACAGAGGAAGACCTACTCATTTATCATGCTTCTTGCTTTATATGAACAAGCACTTTTCTGATATGAGAATAGCAGTCATTGAACAGATGGATACACTACCATGGAATAAAGGGCTGCTATTCAATGCCGGGTATAAGGAACTGGCTAATGACTATGATTATATTATTCAGCATGATATTGATTTCATTCCTGTACTAGGTAAGGTAGACTATTCACTGGCACCAGTACCTACTATGATAGCAGGAGAGGCTTCACAGTTTCATTATATACTATGCTATCCTCAGTTCTTTGGTGGAGTAGTAGTAATGAGTAAAGAGCACTATGAACTAACTAATGGGCACAGTAATCAGTTTACTGGTTATGGTGGAGAGGATGATCTACAGTATAGGTCATTCATAGGCAGAGGAATAGTACCAGGTATTAGAATGGGAAGGTTTGAATGTTTTGAACATCCTAGACCAAAAGATCCACAACAGTACCAACATAACCTACAGGTACTGGGAGCAGGAAGAGATTACAGTGAAGGATTATCAACAGCCAGGTACAAGGTGTTCAGTAGACAAGAGACAAAAGAGTGTATACATCTAAGAGTTAATACAGCAATCTAATATGGAAGATACCAGGAAGATATCAATATGCATACCAACATATAACCGATATCAGATGACTATAGAATCATTTGCGCAGGTACTGGATGATGATAGGGTTAGCCAGGTAGTTATAGTAGATGACTGCAGTACTGATGGGTCAGTAGAGCAACTACGTAACTATTTTTCTGGTAACAACAAGATTATAATATACGAGAATGTGGAGAACATGGATTGCTACAGAAACAAACAGATAGCTATATCATACGCATCTAATGACTGGTGTATACTACTGGATTCTGATAATATTATTGATGTGAACTACATTAATGTATTATACTCTATACCATTATGGAATAATGATACTGTATATCAACCAGTATTTGCTAAACCGCATTTTGACTTTAGGCACATATCCGGAGCAGTTATTTCCAGGAGCAATCTCAAGGACTTTATATATGGGGAGAAATTGCAAGTGGCATTTAACGCAATGAACTTTTTTATTAACAAGCAGACCTACTTGAATGCTTTTGACCCTTGTATTGACCCACATACATCAGATTCTATCTATATGGCATATAGACTACTAGTACAGGATAACAAGTACTTTTTTGTACCAGGACTAGAATATGAACACAGAGTAGGTCACCCATCACATTACACTATTAATAACCACAAGACAGGAAACTTCCATCAAGAGGTACTACAAAGACTATACAGCTTATGATCACAACAACATTACAAGGGAGGTTAGGTAACCAATTTTACCAGATAGCTATGTTACTAGCTTATTGTAAAAAACACAACCTACAGTATTATATACCTGATACAGCATATCATTGTGATGGCCGGAAGATGTACTTTCCTCAACTTGCAATGGGCCCAGAACTACAAGGACTGCAGGAGTATCATGAACAGGCTGTACATGCAGTACCAAAACCTGATGGAACTTATCATTATAATACACCTGGCTACCAGGATATACCAGCTATGGATAATGTGAAGTTTGTAGGATACTGGCAGTCATTCAAGTACTTTGATTGGTGCAGAAATTACATACTAGAGAAGTTTCAGATACCATATATACCAACTACAATGGTATCTATTCATATCAGAAGAGGTGACTTCCTGCAACTAACTGATAAGCATCCACCACTTCCTTTGGCTTATTACTACAATGCTATTGAGCATTTTCAAAGAATGGGATATAATGATTTCTTAGTATTCTCTGATGATATTGAGTGGTGCAAAAATAACCTGATATCCCCTTCAGCTAATCTGATGTTCCAGGAAGGACAGAGTGAGTATACCGATCTATGGATGATGTCTTCATGTGTTCACAACATTGTATGCTACTCATCATTCTCATTTATAGCAGCATGGCTCAACAGAAATTCTGATAAACAGGTAATTATTCCACCATCTCGTTATATCTTTGGTGGAGCAAATGCAGATATGATTCCTAACACTTTCATCCAACTAGAATTCGAATAATGAAATTAATCTTTGACATAGGTGCAAATGCCGGAGACTACACCGGTGACTTTACTAACTGGGCAGATACTGTAGTAGCATTTGAGCCTAACCCTAACTTGTTACCTAATTTGCATAAACGCTTTTCGGGAACCAATGTGATAGTAGATAGGAGGGCTCTGTCATCAGAGATTGGGACTAAACAGTTCATGATCTCTGATGCAGCCACTCTATCCACCTTCTCTCAGGAGTGGAAGAACTCAGGCAGGTTCTCACAAGGTAACTGTTGGGAGATACCCATAGAGGTTATGACAACTACTATTGATCAGGCTATTATTGATTACGGTATTCCGGATTTTATCAAGATAGATGTAGAGGGGTACGAGTATGAGGTCCTCAAAGGTCTTACTCAGTGTTTACCTGATACCATCATTTCTTTCGAGTGGGCTGAAGAAGACATATGGATATCTGATGCTATTACTTATTTACAGTCATTGGGATATACTAAATTTGTATCTACAGATGGAGATATACCGTTAGTGAATGATGTACTACTTTGGGCTGATTGGGATCCTGAGAAATTTTTTGCTGACATTAATCCTTCCAGGATGGAGAGATGGGGTATGATATACTTCAAGAAGGATTTCTGGCCGGGAGATAACAGATTGATGGATAATCAGCCAATTAACTGGGAGAGAGATGTATATGTAGAGTACATCAACTTACCATCAAGAAGTGATCGGAATGACAAAATGATCAAGGAACTTGATAGAGTAGGAATAAAAGCTATCAGGAGAATTGGTCTTCTTCCTGAACAGGTTAATCAACCTGCAGATAAGTTGTGGGCTATGCAGAATCGTACACCTGGTGCTATAGGCTGTCATTACAGCCAGGTTGCAACTATGGAGGAGGCTCTTAGACTTGGTAAACATGCATGGGTACAAGAAGATGATTTAATCTACTGTAGTGATTTGCAGGAACGATTAGTTCATATAGGTGAGTTTCTCGATACTCATGAGTGGGACATCTTCTGGTTAGGAGGCACGTATCATAAGGAACCTACATGGCATCATTCAGTTAATGGTCAGCATACTCATCCTGATCTGCAGATGTGTAAGTGTGAACTTAACAGAGATTGGGAACCTACTGATGATCCACAGATAGTTAGAACATATGGAGCATGGAGTACTTATAGTTATATAGTCAACAAGAAACGGATAAAACACATACTGGATTTGTTAGATCAGAATGTGTATAGATCTATGGGTATTGATTGGCTTATGATACTCTTGCAGCCCAATTTGCATACATATGCATTCAATCCAGGATGTTGCAGGCAATACAATAATCAGAGCAATATAGGAACAGGTATTACTAACTTCGATGGGTTCCAAACACTTGGTCCTCATTGGTTCAAAGATACTCTATGAACATTACAGTATTGACAGGATATAAAGGGGTTTGCGTATATGAAGAAACAGTTAGTAAAAATTATGAAGAGTACTGTAGTAGATATGGGTATAAGTTTATAAAACATTTTGGAAATATTCCAGAGATAAATAGATTTCCATATTGGATAAAACAGTATCTTGTGATGAAGTATATAGGAGCCACGGACTGGTTAATGTGGACAGATGCTGATACAATAGTTACTAATATGACTATTTCACTAACTGATGTGATTGATGAAAATTACGATATCATAGTAACGAAAGAAGATGTCATGCAGACAGGTTGTATACTTTTTAGAAATAGTGAGTGGACTAGAGATTTTCTTAGAAAGTGGTGGGATATAGGAGATGCCAATCATGAATATTGGATAAGAGAAAATATCAATACTAATCATATACTGAATGACAATAATTGTATGCATAATCTTATTGATATAGAGAGTTCAAGTGAGTCTCATATAAAGTATGTTAACAATAAGCAGTTTCTTGTAAAGCATGTACACTTTGAGAAAGGGGATTTTATTATGCATGTTCCAGGAAGTACTGAAGAAGATAAATTACATTTCATAACACTTTACTCAAATGAAATAATACGATGATGGAAATACGATATAGGTGTCACCTCCCTGAACTAATGAGGTCATTAAATTTACCTATGACTGCTGTAGAATTAGGAGTTGCCGAAGGACTCTTTGCTGCAGATTTGATGAATAGGGGAATAATGTTACTCTACCTTGTAGATAATTGGGATTATATTCCCGGACAATTAGGGGATGGAGGGTCAGCCTTTGACTGGCATTTAGATAACTACAGACAAGTAGTAGATAGGATGGCGGTATTTGATAATCGTGAACAGAAGTACAAGATACTAAAAGGATTATCTGTAGAAATGGCTAAGGAAGTTCCTGATGAAACTCTCGGACTTGTTAATGTGGACTGTGATCATAGTTACGAAGGAGTATCTTCTGACATACAAGCATGGTTTCCTAAATTAGTAATGGGTGGTATAATGGCCTTCCATGACTATGAAAATCCTGCATATGGAGTTAAGAAAGCTGTAACTGAGTTCTGTACAGAAAAGGGGTATACAATTCACTTAATACCTGAAGGCCATCCAGATGATGCCGGAGCTTATTTCATCAAATACTAAACTACACGTATGCTAATTCCTTACCAACAATTACTACAGAAGTACAACATTAGACCTACAGGAGTACTACATATAGGGGCTAATACTGGACAAGAGGCTCCAGACTATTATAGTAATGGAGTAGAGAGAACTATATGGGTAGAAGCTGATGCTTCATTAATATCTCCATTAATCCATAACCTGGCCTCATATCCTAATCATCTAGTGTTCAACGACTGTATTACGGATATAGATGGAGAAGATGTGACTCTACACATTGCTAATAATGGTGGGCAGAGTAGTTCTATACTAGGATTAGGTACACATAGTATTGCTCATCCGGAGGTATATTATACATCTGCCAGGGTAGTAGAAAGTACCAGAATAGATACACTACTAGCCACTAATGAGATTAATATAGAGGATTATCCCTTTGTCAATATAGATATTCAAGGGGCTGAACTACTGGCCTTAAAAAGTTTTGGTGAGTTATTACATAAAGTGAAGTATCTTTACATAGAGGTTAATGATAATGAGTTATATACAGGCTGTGCATTATATCCGGAGATAGAACAGTATTTACATACATATGGATTCAAGATGCAGGAAAAGGTAATGTCAGGTAATCATGGTTGGGGGGATTGTTATTTTTCAAAATACTAATACATTATAGAATGAAGATAGGAGTAATGGGTGCCGGTGGGTTCATTGGCAGTAATCTGGTTAAGAGACTTAAAGAACAGGGTCATATTGTTATAGGAGTAGACATTAAGAAGAATGAGTTTCATGATTCTGATGCTGACTTCTTTATTGAACAGGATCTCTGCAATCAATTAGCTACATACCATATATTCAAGAACTTCCAGTTTGATGAGGTATACTGTCTGGCTGCAGTAATGGGTGGTATGGAGTACTTGGCTAATGGAGTACATGACTATGAAGTACTGGCACATTCTTCTATATTATGCCATAATGTATTACAAAGTGCTATTGATACCGGTGTAAAGAAGATATTCTTCTCTAGTAGTGCATGTGTTTATCCTGAGAGATTGCAGCTAGTTACTGATGTTACAGCACTTAAAGAAGAAGATGCTTATCCTGCTCAACCAGATCTTGAATATGGCTATCAGAAACTTATTACTGAAAGATTATATATGGCTGGAGAACGCTGTACAGATATACAGGTAAGGATAGCAAGGTTTCATAATATCTTTGGTCCATGGACAGAATGGGAAGGTGAAAAAGCCAAAGCTCCTGCAGCACTATGTAGAAAGGTTGCACAAGCAGTAGATGGTACCAGTATAGAAGTATTTGGAGATGGTCTACAGACAAGATCATTCACTCATATATCAGAGTGTCTGGAAGGAGTACAACGATTAATGGAGAGTGAGTATAACCAACCTATTAATATAGGTTCCAGTGAGCTTACATCTATTAATGATTTGGCAAGAATGATCATAGATATATCAGGAAAGACATTGAGTATAGTGAATATACCTGGGCCACAGGGAGTACGTGGTAGAAACAGTGATAACACATTGATACAGAGTGTACTAGGATGGGAACCAACACAACCTCTTTATACCGGTATCAAAGACCTTTATCAATGGGTATCTGAACAAGTAAATAACCAACATATATGATAGCAAGACTAACAGGAGATCTAGGACAAGACATGTTTACTATAGCATCAGCTAGTATCTGGGCATGGAAACAAGATATGGAGATGGTGTTTGTAGGAGATACTCCTTATAATGATTCACTATTCCGGGGATTAACATTCAGTGAACCTGATCCTGCACATGAAGAACTACCATATATAGAACCTGTACTAGCTGACTATATAGAGTATCAGGATAGGATAAAAGGACTGTTCTCATTATCTGGTGATGATATTGAAAAGGTTGTAGCCTATGCTATAACATTACCTGAAGAGCCTATTACAGTATTATATACTACACCATTGACTGATCCAGAATTTTGTAAAGAGGCTATGCATGATCTAGGTGGTACTACAGTGTGTATAGGAGATATACTACTAGATAAGGTAGAACTTTGTCCTTTTACTAACCCAATGTTGTTACTAACATTAATGATAGGAGCAGATAATCTTATAATAGCAGATGATGCTTTCTCCTGGTGGGGAGCCTTTCTAAACTGCAGAGAAGGTTGTAAGGTAATAGGGGCAGAAGATACCCTGTACCCATTAGATAACTGGTATATATTATGATAGACTTTCCTGCATCAGTACCTACCTGGAGTCCTTCTAAACAGTGGCATTACACAGAGTTTGCTACTAGGGAGGACTTCCGGCTATTTATAGTATCTCTATTCATAGGCTGGGGCCCAGATGACAATGATGATTGGTACAAGTTTGATGAGGCTACTCATATATTTAACTCAGAGTCCAGAAAGTTTAATGCTCATGGATTCTATATAGATGCACCAAGAGGTTCTAAAGACTATAGAACTTACTGGAGAACAATGAAAGAGAGATGCAGAAAAGGTGTAATATTCCATAATGATAAGGGTAATACATGGTATCTTCCCAGAGCATATTATCATTGGCTAAACTTCCTGAAGATAGGCAACAAGGCAAAAGGAGATCAGCAAACATTCCCTGATATATTAGATGCTCAGTATCATATGTCTCTATATGAGCTTATGGCAGAGCTCCATTATAAACATGCTATTATATTCAAAAAGAGGCAGTTTGCATTCTCTTACTATCATGCTGCAGTATTATATAACCGGTATATTCATGATAAAGGATTCATAGGTAAGATGGGTGCCAGTATCAAGGATAAGATTGATGATACTGGCACATGGAAGTTTCTGGCAGAATATAGGGATTTTACACTAGAACATACTGGCTGGTATAGACCTAACTTCCCTGAGAAACCAATGAACTGGATGCAGCAACAGGAGATTAGGACATCAGATGGTAAGAAACTATTCAAGGGTACTAAGAGCAAACTAACTGGGCACACCTTTGATAAGAGTCCTACAGCAGGTGTAGGTGGTAGAACATCCATATTCTACTATGAGGAAGCGGGTATAGCACCCACACTAGCAAAGACATATGGTTATATGAAACCAGCTATGGAGTATGGTATGATCACTACCGGTCTATTCATAGCAGGAGGATCAGTAGGTGAGCTAACATCAGCTCAGGATCTGTATAAGTACCTCATGAATCCTGTAGTCAATGGGTTCTTTCCCGTGACTACTAACCTACTAGACAAGAATAAGAAGGTAGGAGAGACAGGATTAGTTATACCAGAACAATGGGCAATGGCTACACTAGAGAATGACTGTATAGATCAATATGGAAACTCTATTCCTAGTAGAGCACTACAGAGATTGGATGAGAAGTTTGAGCTCATGAAAAAGACTATGGATGCCGGAGACTATCAACTAGAGGTCAGCCAGCACCCTAGGAATATAGAAGAGGGATTCTCTATAAGAACAGTCTCTATATTCCCGGCTAAGTACACTGTAAAGCAGGTAAAAAGAATAGAGGACAAACAATACAATATGTCTTATGTAGATCTGGAAAGAACAGATACTAATGAGATAGTAGAAAAAAAGAGTGAACGAGAACCAATGGTATATCCTACAGAAAAGAGTATGGAGGATAAAAGAGGCTGTATAGTCATAGTAGAAAAGCCGGTACCTAATGCACCTTGGGGAACATACCTGGGATCTATTGACCCAGTAGAAACAGGAGATACAAAGACATCAGAATCACTGGCATCTATATACATATATAAAAGACCAATAGAAGTAACAAGGATATCAGGTACAGAATCACAGAGTTTCGTAGAAGGGGATATTATAGTAGCCTGGTGGACAGGAAGGTACTCTGACCCTAATGAAACTAATGAGAACATGTCCAAACTGGTGGAATACTATAATGCTAAAGTAACATGTGAGAAGAATAAGCCGGGATTCATATCCTATATGCAGTTGAAGAAAAGGCAAAAGTATCTTGCTCATATAGATGATATGATATTCGATAAAGAGTATGAGGTAAGGGATAACATGTACCAGGCATATGGGTGGTACAATACCCCTCAACTATGGAAGAAGATACTGGAGTATGGTATAGATTCTCTATCAGAAGAAAAACACCCTATATTCAAAAGTGATGGTACAGTAGACAGAATAGTATATGGCGTAGAACGTATACCAGATATATGGCTCCTTAAGGAGATGCAACAGTATGAGGAAGGTAAGAATGCTGACCGGATTATAGCATATTGCGCTCTTATGGCCTTTGCTAAAAGACAGGAGATCATAATGGGTATAAGGAAAAGAACAGAGAGAAAGGACAGTGAGTTGACAGATAAGCAAAAAATAAACCGTAACTTAGTAGGGAAACAGATGTTTCATAATATAGGTAATCCTACTAATAGAAACACTGGGGGTAGGAGCAGATCAGTATTCAAGAACATAAGGTAATACACACATCATGGGAATAATTAATGCATTACAAATGAAGAAGGGTGCTACTACAAAGAGTAGTAACTACACCTCTGTATTTTTCCAGCCACTGCAAATGCTACCAGAGAAAGAGAAGGATGAGCAATGGAGGATGCAGAACCTTGACTTTTTAGAGTGGCAGGGCATGAGGATGATCCTTCGTAATAAGCAAAAGTTCATAGCCAACTATAAGATTGCCAATGCTGAGATAGATAAGAGGGACTACATGCGGGAGAATATGGATAGGGAGTATATTGAACTGGCAGATAAGGTTCAATACCAGGAAGTAGCTGCACTAGAACTAAAGTACTATAGTCTCACTGATAAAGTAGTTGATATATTATGTAATGAATTTGCTGAACGTGTGTCCTTATTAACCTTCGATCTTAGAGATCCTATCTCATTCAATGAGCTTATGGAAGCTAAGAAGGAAGAAATGGAACAGGTTCTTCTACAGCAAGCTACTATTAAGCAACAGATTAAGATGATGGAGCTTGGGTTATCTGCAGACAGTGAAGAAGGCAAGCAGATGTTGGATCCTAATACTATCAAGAGTCTACCACAGATACAGAAGTTCTATAATGAGGATTTTAAGAGTGTATATCAGGATTGGGCATGGCACACTATGCAGGAGGATATTAGTAGATTCTCTATGCAGGAACTAGAGGTTATCAACTTCCGGCATTCTCTTATTACTGATAGGGAGTTCTGGCACTTTAGAATGATGGATAATGACTACAATATTGAGATATGGAATCCAATGTTAGTAGCATATCAGAAAAGCCCACACTGCAAGTACATGTCAGGTGCATCATGGATAGTGCACTCTACAGAGATGACTGTGCCTGATGTTATTGATATGTATGGGTGGCAGATGAGTGAGGAGCAGATACTCAATATGAATAGAGTATATCCACTAGGAGGATCATTATACACTATGACCGGTATACCTAATGATGGACAGTTCTATGATTCTTCAAGGAGTAAGGAATGGAACACTGAAGGTCCTGGTATAGCAATGAGGCAGTTCTTAGAGGCTAAAGGATACAATACAGCTAATGGGATGGGGAGTAATGTTATCCGGGATATTCTGTATGAGGGTGAGGATCTTACTGACTATGGTGATATTAACCTAGTACGTGTGTCTACTATATACTGGACTACTCAAAGAAAGATGTACCATCTCACTAAAGTGGATGAGGAAACAGGTGAATTGATACAAGATATAGTAGGAGAGAACTATAAGGTAACATGCAAACCGGAATATAATACTGTTCTATACAAGGAGAAAGGGGCTAACAATCTAGTATATGGAGAACATCTGGAACCTATATGGGTTAATGAAAAGTGGGGTGGAATCAAGATAGGGCCTAATATACCATCATGGGCTGGTATGCAAACTACTACTGGCCTAAGACCTATGTATATAGGATATGACAATGGTAAACCAGGAAGATTACCCTTTCAGTTTAAGGGGGATAAGAGTCTATATGACAGCAAGCTACCAGTAGAAGGTTGTGTGTATACTGATCTTAGTGGAAATGCTAAAAGCAGGTCATTAGTGGATAAGATGAAGCCATGGCAGATAGGGTATAACATGATTAATAATATGATCATGGATATATCAGTAGATGAACTAGGTGTTATTGCAGCCTTTAATCCGGATATATTCCCTAAGTACTCTATGGGGGATGATTGGCAAACAGGTAACTTTGGTAAGATATATGACTCTATGCGTAATGGATTCCTTCCAACTAACAGGAGTATCCAGAATACAGAAGGTGCTATAGATCAACGACCTATAGAAAGGATAGACCTTACACAGGGTAACAGGTTTGTATCTCTTATATCCAGGGCTCAATACTTTAAGAATGAAGGATTAGCCGCACTAGGACTGGCATCTCCTAATAGAGTAGATGCTCCTATATCACAAGAGAGAACAGCTACAGAGATTAAAGAAGCAGTGGCTTCAGGACATTCACAGACAGAACACTACTTCTCTCAGCATAGTGACTACCTCATGCCTAGGGTACACCAGATGAGAACAGACCTTGCACAACACTACAATAGTACTAACCCTAGTATACGTATCCAATATACTACAGATAGTAATGCAAAAGCATGGATGGAGATCAATGGTACCAAACTAATGGGTAGGGATTTTGGGGTAAGATGCACTACAAAGACCAATACTAGGGCAGTTCTACAGCAGATTAAGCAGTTCCTACTGACTAATAATACATTAGCTGATCATATGCCGGATCAGATAAAGGCTATCAAAGTAGATAACCTAACTGAGATGGATGAATTAATGAAGAGTATTGATAAGAGAAGGGAGCAGGAAGAGCAACAGAGAATGCAGTCTGAGCAGCAACAACATGATGATAATATAAAGATACAAACTCAACTACTGCAGGAGAAACAACAGTTTGAGGCACAGGAGAATGAGAAGGACAGACAGGCTAGAATATATGAGACTGAGATAATGGCAGCATCTAGAGCAGCACAAGCAACTACACCAGATGCAGGAGAGGAAGCTTATCAGAAGGGGTTAGATAGAGTAGAGGCACAAGGTAACTTCAGGGAGAAGATGAATCTAGATAGGGAAAAACATATTACAAAGACTAAACTAGACCAGGAGAAGATCAATATACAGGATAAAAAGGTTCAAGCTGAGCAAGCTCGCACCAGGCAAGAACTCCAAACAGCAAAGATTCAGGCTAAAGTAAAAGAGAAAAGTGCCAGTAAAAAATGACCCCTATTAGTAATATAGTTTACTAATAGAATACGGGATTTACAATATAGATTACATCTACCAGATGTATAGAATGTTTTAAAAAGAAAAATTAGTTATAACTTAGTATCAAACCAACACAGTATTATGTCATTTGATTTATCAACAATAGCATCCAGTGATCTGGAATTTACACCAACAGCAGATAATGTTGTTGTTGCACCGGCAGAAGAACAGGTGCCTAGTAATATACTAGTAGATAAAAAGGGAACTTTTGGGTCATTAGAGAGGATTCCGGAAATAAAAGCCAAGGTAGAAGCTGAAAAACCAAAGGTTACTCCACAAGCAGAATCTGCTGCACCAGTAGTAGAAGGTGGTATTACATTAGAAAAAATTGTAAATAAACTAGAAGCAGAAACAGAAACAACTCCTGGTACACCAGGTAGACCAAGAACTGATAAGAATGCTATCAATGAGTACCTAAAGACTAAGATTGAATCCGGTGACTTCTTTACATGGAATGACTATGATGAAAAGAAGGAGTCTCTGGATGAGTATCTCAATAAGCTACCAGAGAAAGATGTATATGACCTACTAGACAAAAATATAGAAAAACAAGCTAATAAAGGATATGAAGAAGCTCCTCAAGAACTAAGAGAAGCTCTTCCACCTAAAGCACAATATGTTATTGACTATATTGCACAAGGAGGTACAGACCTTGAAACATTGTTCTCATCACTAGCCAGGGCTACTCAGATAGAAAAACTGGATCCTACTAATGATGCACATATGCCGGAGATAGCAAAAAACTATCTACAACTTATAAACTTTGGTTCTCAGGAATCCATTAACTCACAAGTAGATGAATGGGCAGAGAATGGTAAATTGGAAAGTAAGGTAAAGGAGTTTAAACCTAAGTTGGATGCTATGCATGAACAACAGGTTCAACTACAGATACAACAAGAGGCAGAATATAATAGACAAAGGCAGGAAGCAGCACAGGCATATGTACAGAATGTAGGAGCAGTACTTCAGAAGTATGAAGTAGGTGGACTGAAACTGAGTAAGAAGAATGCCAGTGAGTTATATTATGATCTTACAGAGGCTAACTATCCATCTATATCCGGTAAACCTACTAATATCATAGGACACAAATTGGAAGAGATTCAATATGTAAAACCTGACTTTGATTTCCTTGCAGAGATAGCATGGCATCTAAGAGATAGGGAAGGATATAATAATGCCCAGGCTACTAAAGCTAAGAGTGAAAAAGCACAAGAGATAGCAAGGGAACTTAAGGATGCTCAGTATATCAGAACACAGGTTACACCAGTAGAAGATCCTGCAGAAAAGAAGATACAGAAGCAGTTTAAACCAAGAAATGTATTTAGTAAGTAAACAATCATAAGTCAACATAGTAATTAACAATTAAAATCACATAAGCAATGGCAACACCAGTAATAGGTTCGGGAATATTACTCCGAGACACAGAGTATAGCATAGGAGCTAATATGGACTCCTACCATCTCTGGAACATGATGAAAGACAGTAAGCCCACAGACATTGGGCCTATAGAATTTTGGGCTCAAACACAGGCTGTACAGATGCCTCTTTACTCTCTATCAGACTTTGGTAAGAGTGGGGTTATTGATGTAGATGATCCTATGGGCAGGTGGACATGGCAATCTCCAATTGCTAATGAACTCCCCTATGTAACCAGGGATATTGACTCTACAGATTATAAGAAAGGTCTTGATGGCCGTAGATTCCGTATATGTCTTAATAAAGGTCCTAATAATGGCGGTTTCTCTCATACAGATGTACTCACATATGATAAGTACAATGGATTGCAATTCCGTGTTACAGAAGATCGTATTATAGACATGGGTAATAATGAGTTTGTATATACATGTGAACTTGTTAAAAACAACAGTGCATCGTACCTGTCTAATAGCTATCTTACTAATGGTACTAAGATATTCCGTATAACATCAGCAAGATCTCAGGACTATGGTGAAAAATGGTCTCAGGTTAGTACTATGGCCGGATATCGTGAGTTCTACAATATCATGGGTAATGCAGAGGCAAATGCTTCATACTCAGTATCTAAAATGGCTGATGCTATGATCAGGAATGGTCAACGTACTAAAGGTGTACCAGTAACAGAGATATATAAGATCAATGATCCTGATCTTCGTGCAGATCCTTCAGTAAGAGATTTCAAGACACTGGAGAAAGCACTGGGAGAGGTAGAATTGATGAAAAGAATAGAAGCTGGTGCTATTGATGTATCCTTCTTAACAGAACTAGATCGTAAGGCTCTTACTAAGATATCAATAGATATTGAGACTAATATGATGTGGGGACAAGGTGGTATAGTAGGTGATGATGGTCCTGATCAGATCAGGTTGAATACCGGTCTATGGCAGCAAGCTAACAATGGTTATAAGAAGACCTATAATATTGGTACTTTCACTATGGATATGTTCCGTGGAGAGATATACAACTATTATCTTGGTAAGATTAACTTTGATGGTCCTGATCCTGGCCGTAAACTGATTGTACAAACAGGTATGGCGGGTATGAAACAGGTTAATGAAGGTATCCTGAGTATGGCTGTTAATAGTGGCTTAGTAACCAATGCATCTGAGATAGGAGCTATTTCTGGTAAAGCACTGGATCTGGACTTTGGTTATGCATACACTAGCTATACTATTCCATTCCTTGCTAACCTGAAGTTTGTAATCAATCCAGCATTTGATAATGTAGAGGCTAATAATATTGAGAACCCTATTATCAATGGATTCCGTCTCTCTTCTTACTCTTATATCATATTTGATATTACAGATAGGAGTGACACTAATATCCGTCTTCTGCGTGATAAGTACAATCATGAGTTAACTTGGTTGCACCAGAATGGCACTGCAGACTATATGGGTAAGAAGGTGTTTGCTTCTACTGGTGACTTCTCAGGATACAGGGTTAAGATGATGCAGAAGCACAAGGCTCTTACAGTACTGGATCCTAGTAGGTTATTGAAGATAGTAGCGACAAACCCAATCACAGGAGGTTCGCTTTAATGATTATTTTAATATGTTTTATAGAGTATGGTGTAGCTTAATAACTACACCATATTTTTATAAAAAACTTGTCTAGTAAAAGAATAACATGTAACTTAGTACCAAACCAACAAAAACAATTTTATGAGTACAGTATCAATCAAGCCCTATCTCAGGGCAGACATCCTCAATCATGGATTAGAAAAGGCAGGATTAGTAATTGCAGACAACTGTGAACAAGGGCAATGGCTTCGTTGTTTAGATAATGGCAATGGAGTAAAGACCTATATCACAGGACTCAATGAAGATGTACCGGCTATTCAGGATATAGAGGACAATGAGAAGAGAGAGGCTAAGATCCTTGATATCAGGAAGACAGTAGTAATGCTGGAGAGGAATATAGCCGGTAATTACAATATCTCTGAAGCAGACATCTATAGTGTTAGTGGAAAGAAGAAAGTGCGTATACCAGGGTCAAGGAACTGGGAAGAGGTAGATGGTCAAGCATTTAATCCTTTATTTTGGACTAAAGTAACAAAGTTCAAGTCAGTTATACCAGATGAATATGAGACAGATGGTAAGACAAGGAAACAAACATTCTGGGATACAGTGCAGTTAGTATGTAATAATACTCCTAAAATACTAGATACCAATAATGCATATGATGTAATGTTGATCCATGCAATAGAAGCTGGTGGGTTTGGTAATCTATTGGCACCATCATTGGAAGCAGCTAATGAGTTCCCCGGTAATACCCCATATAAGTGGTATCTTGATAGGTTAGAACATACTGCAGCAATAGAGGTAGAACTTGATAAACTGCGTAATGAAGCTGGTAGTATTCTTCAGGATCTGTCTAAGAATAAACCAGAACAGTTATTCTACATTGTTAAGAACTTATCACAATATAGTCTGGGGTATATTAAGCGTACACCTACAGATATTATATATGCAGATATTAATAAGCATCTTAATGGTCTGGGGGCACAGTCTAATAAGAGGTTAGCTATAGAAGAGTTCTTAGAACTTTGTGATGCTAAGAAGTATCCTGCAGGTACATTACGTGTAAGAGCTATTGCTAAAGATGCAGTAGCTATGAATATCGTAGCACCTAAAGGAGACAATGTAATATACCATATTAAGAAGGGTAACCCAATGGGTAAGAACTTTGAAGATGTGGTAATGTATCTTAATAATCCGGCCAACAGTGATGTACTACTAGATGTTACTGAGCATGTACAGAAGTTTTGGGATGGTAAGTAATCTATAATAGATACATCATATGAATAACGTCTTAGTTAGGGTAAAGATTGAACAGAGGGTGAATAAGTTGTCATCAAACGACTATGGTAACATAGATACATGGATGATAGCGGAAGCCTTCAATAAAGCAATGGATGCCTGGACTAGGAGACAACTACAAGGAATTAACCAGACTAAGACAGGGCCTGAAGGTAGTACTAGGAGAATAGACGATCTTCAGGTCTTGTTAACAGACTGGATAGATACATGGAATGACAAAGGTCTGTATGTGGAGAGTAATCTATTCCCGGATAACTACTTAGAATGGTGTAGAATATCAGCATATGCACAAGATGAATGTAAGGATTGTCCACCAAGAAGGTTGACTATATTCGAAGGTAATGAGGCTGATGTGGATATATACCTGGTAGATGTCAATAGACAACCTACATATGAATGGGCTACAACATTCAGTACAGTATTTAATAACCACTTTCGTATATGGACTAATGAGCAGTTTACTGTAGTCAATCCTATATTAACCTACTATAGAACCCCTAGGCATATTCAGATAGCTAACAGCACAGATCCTGATACCGGTGTTTTCATTACTACTGATGTAGAATGTGAATATCCGGATACTGTAACAGAACTACTATGTGATGAAGCTGCTGCTATACTGGCTGTTGATTTAGATAGTTACAATAAGGCTCAATCATTATTACAAACAGAAGAACGTAATACATAATACCTATGGGTAACTTCAATATTAATCAACCACCTACTACTATACCTGCAGCTACTCAGTGGTGTATACAAGGTATTCAACAACAACAGAAGAGAATAGCAGCTTTACAAGCTTCTGGTGGAGGAGGAAGTACATCTCTTACAGTAGGTGGAGTAGTAGTCAGTGGCTCCGCTAATAGAGTATTATTTGAAGGATCTACTAATCTAGTAGCAGAATCCGCCAATCTTACCTTTGACCTATCTACATTAGCATTAACAGGGGTTGAGACTATTACTAAGAATGCACTAACTACAACTGCAACAAATGGTCTTACTATACAGAATACAACAGCAGCTACAGGAGGTGTAACAGTGCAGAATTCCCCTTTTGTTGAATTTAAAGGAACTTCTTTTCTTAGTTCGGCTTCTGTTATAACAGGAATGCGAGTAGGATTTATACCTAGCGATGTTAGTAGCAATCGGGGGGCCTATAGTTTTGATTTTAATGATGCGGGTTCATATACTACAGGAGTACTTTCTATAGGTAAGGCCGCTGTTAAAACAACGGCAACACTTACTATTTCAGTGGGTGATCTTGTTGTTAATGCAGGGAGTATAGTAGCACCAGCAGGAGGATTACAATTAAACATTGTAACTAAAACAACCAACTATACAGTAGCACTTACTGATTTTACTATATTATTTGATACAACATCAGGTAATCTAGTTGCTACTTTACCAAATCCTGCTACCAATGCTAACCAGATATTTAACATAAAAAAGATAGTAGCAGCAAATACACTTACTCTTACACCCGCATCAGGACTTATAGATGGAGCAGCTTCATTAACTGTAACTACTAATAATCAGAATACACAAGTTCAATCTAACGGAACCAACTACTATATATTGTAAATCATGTCATACAATCCAGGAAGTCCTATAACAGTTATCAAGAGTTTATCATCAGCAAACATACTTGCTTTGAATACCACTCCATTTACGCTGGTACCAGAACAAGGAGCAGGAACTATTATTATTCCTGTATCAGCAATTATGATATATACTTTTGGAACAATTGCTTATGCAGCAGGAACATTAAGATTAATAGAGAATAGTACACCAGCAATTGGGGCTGCTATTATGACTAATGCAACTGGTATAAATCTTATTGCCGGTAGTTATAATGGTAATTTTATACCCAGTATAGTGCTAGGAACAGCAACATCTATACAAACTAATCAGGCATTACAACTATATTCTGGTACGGCAGTTACACTAGGAGATGGAACTATGAAGATAATAGTTACTTATGTAGTTGTAACACCATAATACTTTTCAATTATTGATCACTAATAAAACACACAGTTATGGAAGTAGTTTATCAAAGTACAACAAACGGATTATTAATCAATGCAGGAGCACCTACAGTTAGTCCTGCAAGAACATGTGGCTCTGTTCATGTAGTATGTATTGATTCAATGGCAACAGGTACTACTCAACGTCTATGGACATGGGATAGTACAGCAAGTGCTTGGGTATAACTTAACACTATCTGGATAGTGTAGGTACTGGGCAATACTCAGTGTCTACTTTTATTCACTAAACAACACACATCAACAATGAACTCTTTATTACCAGTGTTAATATCAACAGGTATTACTCTGCTTATCTGTATACTAGGATGGCTTAACACGATATCAACAACAAAACAACGAGTAGAAGAACTTGAACAAAAATTAGTCAAAGTGAATGATGTAGCAACTAATACCGGGCAAGATTTACTAACTAGAGTACGTACTATAGAGTCAGATGGCACAAGGTGTGATGAGAACAGAAAGAATTTACACATAGCTATTGATAGATTAGAAGAGCGTAAGGCATCTAAAGAACTAGTAGATACTCTTAGGTCTGATGTTTATAACCTATCAGCTTCTATGGATAAGGGTTTTGAGAAGCTTGAAGAGAAGATTGAGAACATGATTACCAGAGTAATGGGTAATAAACCTTCATAGTAATGTCATTATTTACCTTTAAAGGATATTGGAATGCTGCTACTAACACCCCTACATTAGTTGGTGGAGTAGGTACAACCTATGATACTTATATAGTAAATACCTCAGGTACTCTTAATCTAGGAGCAGGGTCAGTTATGTATCTACCAGGTCAGTCTGTAGTATATATGTCAGGTGCCTGGATACAAATGCCTATATCATATACTGGAGAGTTATTATCTACAGGTGGTGGGGGAGGCTCTGGAGTTACAGCAATAACAGTGTCCTCTCCATTGACAGGAGGCGTTATAACATCTACAGGTACTATAGGTATACCATTAGCTACATCTATTGCAGATGGGTATTTAGCAGCAACAGATTGGGTAATTTTTAATGCCAAACAACCAGCAGGTAACTACATAACAGCACTTACAGGAGAAGCTACAGCAAGTGGTCCAGGATCAGTAGCTATTACACTAACTAACTCTGCAGTAATTGCAAAGGTTATTACAGGGTATGTGTCTGGTGCAGGAACAGTTTCTGCTACAGATTCCATTCTACAAGCTATACAAAAACTTAATGGCAATATAGGTGCGCTTACCACTGGTGTATCTTCAGTATATGGAAGGACAGGAGTAGTAATAGCTGTATCAGGAGATTATACTACAGCATTAGTGACTGAAGTTACTAATCTATACTTTACAAATGCCCGTGCTATAGCTGCTGTCTTAACTGCATATGTTTCAGGTGCTGGTATTATAACAGCCTCTGATTCCATTTTAACAGCTATTCAGAAGTTGAATGGTAATATTGGAGCACTAGTTACAGGTGTATCTTCCGTGTTTGGGAGAACAGGAACTGTTAGTGCTGCTGCTGCTGATTACTCGGGTATAGCAATGACTGGCATTACCTCGCTTAATGGGTTAATAATTACAGCGAATACCGGTGTAATAACTACAGGTATCTGGAACGCCACCAAAGTTGGAGAGATATACGGAGGTACTAATCAAACTACTTATATAACAGGTGATATATTATATGCATCTGCAGCTAATGTATTATCAAAGTTAGGTATAGGATCATCGGGACAGGTTCTTACAATAGCAGCAGGAATACCATCATGGGCTACACCTACTACAGGTACTGTTGCTAGTGTATCAGGAACAGCCAATAGGATAACCTCTACAGGAGGTGCGACACCAGTTATTGATATAAGTGCAACTTTTGAAGCATTACTTGGTAAGGTTGCAACAGGATTAGGACAATTTGCTTCAACAACATCTGCACAACTTGCAACAGTTATATCTGATGAAACTGGATCAGGTGCATTAGTATTTGCAACAAGTCCAACATTAGTTACTCCTGCTCTCGGTACACCCTCAAGTGGTACATTAACCAACTGTACATTTCCAATCCTAAATCAAGATACTACAGGTAAATCTGCTAAAACAGATGCCCTCAATTCAGCAACTACTGTAGTTAATGTTGCATCAGCAACTGCCCCAAGTACAGGACAAGTATTAACTGCTACAGATAGTACACATGCTACTTGGCAAACTCCAACAACAGGTACAGTAACCTCAGTAAGTGGTACTGCAAGTAGGATTACTTCTACTGGAGGCGCAACACCTGTAATAGACATTTCAGCAACATTTGAAGCTTTATTAGGTAAAGTTGCAACAGGTCTTAACCAATTTGCAGCTACCACATCAGCTCAGTTAGCTGGTGTTATATCAGATGAGACAGGAAGTGGAGCACTTGTTTTTGCTACATCACCTACTCTTGTTACACCGGCTCTAGGTACTCCATCAGCACTTGTAGGTACTAATATAACTGGTACTGCTGCTGGATTAACTGCTGGTAATGTTACCACTAATGCTAATCTTACTGGCCCCATAACCTCTGTAGGTAATGCTACTTCAATAGCTGCACAAACAGGTACAGGCACAACCTTTGTAGTACAAACATCTCCAACTCTTACCACACCCAATATAGGAGTTGCAACAGCTACTAGTGTTAATAAAGTTACTATAACTGCTCCTGTTACTTCAGCTACTTTAACTATAGTTGATGGTGGATCATTAATAACAGCAGGAGCTTTCCCTATTACACTAACAGCCAGTGCATCTACAGGAGTAACATTACCTACTTCTGGTACTTTGTATGGAACAGCTACTGGTAGTATCACATCTGCTCAGTTACTAGCATCATTGAGTGATGAGACAGGAACTGGTGCTGCAGTATTCGCCACCTCACCAACATTGGTAACTCCTGTACTAGGAACACCTACCAGTGGCACATTGACCAACTGTACAGGGCTTCCTATAGCAGGATTAGTGGCATCTACATCAACAGCAATAGGAGTAGGGTCTATTGAACTAGGTGCGGCATCTGATACAACAATAGCAAGAGTATCTGCCGGTGTAATTTCTGTAGAAGGATCTACGGTAGGTATGTTGCCTACTGCACAAACATGGACTGCGCAAAATAAATTTAATAATATCGTTGATGTAAATAATGCCATTACAGCATCTGGTAATGCCGCAACAGTGCCAGTTACATATAGACTCAGTACAGTTACAAATAACTCTGCTGCCACTTTAACGATTACTATGACAACTACAAGTGCGGTTGATGGTCAGTTAACTATGGTAAGAATATTAGATTTTTCGGCGGTTGCACAAACAATTACTTGGGTAAATACCGAAAATAGTAATACAACTGCACCAGTGACATCAAATGGATCAACAACTTTACCATTAACTGTTGGATTTCAGTATAATAGTGGAACATCTAAATGGAGGTGTATTGCTTCAACTTAAATAACTTTTAATTATGGAACAGAAAACATTAGCTGACTACTTAGAACAAATTAATCAATATATAGAACTCCATGTACCATCAGACCAACAAGCTGTTTTTATAGCTGGTATTGAGTACGGTTTTAATCTACCTCATTAATGGCTTATTCAGTTATCACAACACAGGCTACTCAATTTTCTGTTACTGGCGGCACTACAGCAGGTAATACCACTACAGGAGCAGATGCCCTTTTTGTAGTACTACCTTATTATAAAAGTGCTGGAGCTAATCTTAGTGATAGTAAAGGTAACACCTGGGTGCAGTTAACAAAGTATGAAGAGGCAAGTTCAAACTCGGCAATAGTAATTTATTATGCCTCAGCTTTTACAGGGTCGTTTACTGTAGGAACCAGTCATACATTTACAACTACTTCCCACTTTGGGGCTATTTGTTTAATTGCTGTTAGCGGTGCAAGAACTGCTACTAGTGCAACAGATCAACAAAATGGTACAACAGGTGGAGCATCAGCAAATCCTCAATCTACTGGTAGTATTACACCTTCAGTAGATAACTGTCTTGTATTAACAGGTTTTTATCAAGCTGCTGCGGGCAGTGCTCCTACTATTCCTTCTGGATATACATCTATAGGTACATGGGCAACAGGAACAGCTTTTCTTGGAGGTGCTGCTTATAAAATACAAACAACGGCTACGGCTACCAATCCTAGTTGGGTACCAGGTAATGCAGGATCAATCTTTGCTACAGATGTAGCATCATTCTTCCCTCCTGCCGTAGCTGTTACAGCAAATGGCAAATTCTTTGTATTCTTTTAACTAACTTTACGTATTATGACACTAGAAACACTCAAACAAGTATTCAAGTTCTCATGGGCTCAGGCATTCTCTGATCAATCAGGTAAGAGTTCTATTACATCGGTAGCCTATTTCCTTGTGATACTATCTGGTTGCATTGGATTTATCAAGTCCATATTCGTGAAAGATAGCAATCTTACCATGTGGTCTGTAACCGTTATTACAGCAGGATTAGCAGCCTTTACCGGTAAAAAGATTATTAATGGTAAAACAGAGGCTATTCCAATGGAAGTGCATGATCCCGGTACTGTTGTAAACACACAGACTGTAGCACAGATTACTACAGTAGAACAAACATCTGCAGTAACATCAGAGAATAGCTAATATAATAATGAAAAACTTTTTTGAAATAGTTGTTTGGTATTTCAAAAAGATGTAACTTAGTAGAGATACAAGACCATATTGTTTCACTTATTCAATTCTTTTTATGTATTTTGATTCAGCGTACAAACAGATCTTCCTAGGTAAAGCATCAGGCGGTGTATTATCTATGGCAACATCTGGAACCACTGACCTCTTAACTGCAGGTCAGATTGGTATTTATTCCTCTCCTAACAGTATAGAGGGGAATGCTATTACAACTGCTGGTACAGCTACAGACTGTAAAATTGTCTGCGGTTCCTGGCACACTGTTGATTCCATCGCCCAATTTTGGGGAGGACTCAAACAGTCTCTTAAGACAACTCTCATAGCATGGAGGAATGTCACAAGGTTTATTAAGGCCACTGCAGCTACTGCAACACAAGAGGTGGATACATGGGGCTGGAATCAGTCTAGTGCATCATCTACAGGTCCTTTATTCTATTGTGGTACACCTTACTTCCTGCGTGTTGATATATTGGGAGCACCACCATTAAGACTTCTTAACCATCAGGCATATGTTAATCTACCGGCTTATGCTGGATGCTGTGGTACAGATTGTTCTTCTGGTTGTACTTCTACAGTAGTAGATGCTGCATCTATTATATTGCAATGGAAGGATTATATTACTGGTACACAGATGCCTTATCTGGCTAACTTTGTTACACCTAATGTATATATACAGAGTGGTTCTTCCAGGTTAGAAGTATTCTCTGCACAAGATACAGCAGCAGGTAGAGGTTCTGGTACATATGTTCCTAATACTGCTAATCCATCATCTGTAATAGCTACATTCCAACTTACTGGTGCATATACAGATACTACATTCAATGTTTGTACATACACACCTACTGATTACTTTAACCTACAGCCAGTACAGATGTTTGCATCACTGCAGACTCCGGATTTCACTCCATGTGCTGTGAATACTACAATCAATAGTTCTGTACCTAATCTGTATACTCAGATTACCAATGGTGTACAGCCTAGGGGTCTTGGTTATCAGTTAAGAAATGACCTTGTATTATCTCAGAGATATCGTCAGGAGATGTTCTCAGATAGCAAGTACACTGATTCTATCAGGATGCGTTATATTGAGGATGATGTTGTAGTACCTAATGTTACTCCTACAGCTTACTATGATTATGTAGGACTGTTGTGGAATAATGTAGAAGGTAGGCAGGGTAATGTAACTAGTTTGTCTAGTCATGAAGCATATCTGCTGATAGTAGCTGTGCCTACTGGTACTTCTACTAGTACATATACAACTATCATAGCAGCTTGCTTAACAGCAGTAGGGTCTAATGTAACACTGGAGTCAATCTAGTTTGCTCATAACTAACCATAGATAGAGGGGTGGGCATATGCTCACTCCTCTTATTGGTTAAAGAAACACAATAATATGGGGAAGCATATATTAGGATTACAGATAATGGACACAGTCAATGAGGGAATATTTCGTCTTGATGATATTTCTATATATGACCCTGCTTTACCAGTAACCTGTCTTAATATACAGATACTGGCACCAGATTACAAGACGCCTACATCTATTGATCCTTTGGCATCAGGATTCAGATTAATACTCAATGCCTGTACACTAGGACTTACTAGTATAGGAAACTGCACTAATAGTCTTCCTTGTATACCAGATGGTATATATCATCTCAGGTACAGTGTAGCACCTAATGACAAGGTATATGTAGAGTATGATCATCTTAGGACTGTTAAGGCAATGAACAGATACTATAAGCTATTGTGTGCTGTTAACCTACCATGTTGTTTACCGGATAAAGAGACTGAGTATTTATTAAGAGAGTTAGACATTATATACAACTTTATACTATCAGCCAAGGTTACTGTTGAGAATTGCCACACACTAGATGATGGTATTAATCAACTTCGTTATGCTAATATGTTAATGGATAAGATGTCTACAAGGAAACCATTTTGTTAACCTCATAAAGAACCAACTTATGGGAGCTTTTACTTGCCCTCGATGCCAAGGATATTGCTGTACCTGCCAGGGGTGCCATGCTGCTACTGCTATTGATGGTACACAAGGATGTACCAGGTGTAACCCTGGATATGAGCAAGGACTTACTGCACATGTAACAGTTACACCGGCTATACAGGTACAGAATATTAACAGACCAAGAAACCTCTTTACACATACACAGTATGGAAAACCTCAGATTACATTCAGAAGAGATTGATAAGAACTTCTCTTCTTTATACTTTGCATTGTACATGCAGGGTGAATGGGGTATTGAGGTAGGTTATAAAACATATCCAGCTTATCTTACTAATATGCGTAAGAGACTATGTGATTTTCAGGAACTTGCATCCGGAGATTGTAACAATGAGTTATTCATAGCATCTCAGGGACATTCTATAGTAGACTGCTGTGGTCCTAATACAACCAGAGTAACTACTAGTAATCAGCTTAACTGCTGTCCTAAAGGATCTACATACAACAGTACTACTGGTTTATGTGAGGGTACTATTACTACTCCACCGGCACCAGGATGCACTTGTTATACTATTACTACTAATACCACATGGTATGACTATTCTATTTCTTATTGTAATGGGATTACTGGTACATTAAGAGTATTTCCAGGTGCTCCTCAGAATATATGTGCTACTGCAGTACCTGTAGTATTAGGTCGTGGTCCTTCTACATCAGGATCAGAGAGTAGATTACCTAATGGGAACTGCTATAGTTCTAGTGGTTCTACATATACATGTACTCCTACTACTATAGTTACTAGTACTAGTCCTACAATACCATGTCCTTGTTGTCCTAATGGATACATATATATATCATTATTGGGTTATTGTCAGGGAGTATCTGCTACTGATATAGTAGATCCTATAGAATGTGTACCCCGGTGTATAGATGCTTCTGGAGTATATTCTCCTCTAATACCATGTACTGATAAGGTACCTGATTCTATTATATTACAATATCCAACTACTGGAGATTCTCCTTTTACACAAAAGAATTGTTGTGATACAAACATTTTTTCTTAACTTAGTAGTGATATGATACCAGTAAACAGCAATATACAGAGTAAAAGTTGTGATAAGCCAATCAGTAGTGACTGTATACAGTCACAGGTACCTGCTGTACCCTGTTTGAGTATATGTGCAGGAGCTAGTCAGACTGATGTAGACTATGCACAGAGTAACGCTATATGTGGTATTATTAAGGATCTTAGTAGTCCTACACCTACACCAACACCTATACTAGACTTTTCTGCTGTTGACCTGGGATGCTTATATCAGGCTACATTAGTAGAATGGGTATGTCCTATTGGTCAGGAGTTTATAGCAGACAGTGGAGCATTTGTTGTTAATGGTACACCCGGTTATTGCCAGACTGTAGCTACACCACATATGCTAACTACTAATGTACCTGTAATGACTACTACACCTAATCCTACTCCTAAACCAACTACATTAGCTGGTATACTGAATTTAATAATATCAAAGACACCCTGCTGTGATCCATGCAAAGGGGTTAATATTCCACCAGGACCATAATATTATAATATGCCACCAGTACAACCATATGTATTAAACACACCACTTACAGTAGCTGTTAATCTCAGGTATACAGATGCTAATGGGGATCTTGTGGATAGACTATATCCTAATGATTATACAGAGCTTATAGGGGCTAATCTTAGTACCTTGATTACACACGTTAATCTGATAGATGCTACACTAGCTTCTTACAATACCAGGATAACGACATTGGAATCTGAGGTAGCTGCTATACAATCATCCGGCACTACTTTCATGTTGTATGTCAATGGAGGGTGTCTTAATGGTAATGTAACTACACAGATAGATACTCAGGTAGCTTCACTGACAGCTAGTGAGTGTGCTTATATTACTGCACTAGGATCTACTACAGCACTATCAACTGCAGTAGCTGCACTTAATATCAGTGCTCTTAATGTGGCACCAGCCTTCTCTCAGAATAGTGCAATGGCCGCTTTACCAGGTTGGAATAATGCTATTACTAATACAGCAGGACTTACTAATGATCTTGCACTTGCCTACTTAGATGCCAGGGCTGGTATCACTAAGGTTCTTGCAGCAGTTACACCTACATGTGCACAGGTTATTATAGACTATCAGGCTGTTAATACATCATCCCTTGTATTCTCTATATTCTTTAGTGGTTACAGTTATATTCCTACTGCATATGCGGATAATGGCAGTACTGTTACAATAACAGATACATCGGGTAACATATATACTACAGGTTTTAATATACTTACACAATCTACGGATGTCAATCCTTTGACTTTAAACACTTCCGGGTCTACACTATCAGCAACATCTATTACGTATCAGGTTACTATTAATAGTAAGGTTACTAGTGCATCACTAGGAACTACATGTGAGAAGATGGTTATAAAGACTATTGATAATATAGCTAATAGTGCTGGCAGTATAACAGGAACAGCAGACGTGAGTAACTTTTCTCATATAGTATCCTCTGGAACTACTGCAGTAGTCTTGGTGAATAATCTATCATATACTCCAAGGGCTGCTACAATAACATATAAGAATGGGTTCTCCTCTGCACAGGTAGCTACAGGAGGGGTACAACCTTACTTGGTATATGATCCGGGTAAGGTAACAATGAATATGGTAACACCTACATCAGCATCAGGGGCATTTGATATTGATATAATAACTTATAGATAATATGTGTAACTGCAATAATAATAACTCATTATGTTCAAGATGCTCTTCAGGGCTCTCTTGTTCATGTCCACCAGACTACACTGTATTACCTTTACCGGTATCTTGTGGGTGTTGTCCTCCAGGTTATTCATGGTCAGTAGCTATAGATAATGCATCTAATACACCTAACTGGCCTAATGGAGTATGTACAGGAGCAGGAGGTAAACAAGTAGCACCTATACCATGTAATCCTTGTGTGGACAGTACACCTACAGACTGTGTGCAATTACCATCTATTCCTTGCTTGGGTATAGTAGAAGGTACTACACTTACTCAGTTTTTATCTGCTTTATGTACACCAGCATTCTGGATTAATGGATTGAATATCATTGGATTAGATACACTAGCCTCTACAACTTTTTGTAATCTGGTAGCAGCTTGCCCTAGTATACCTGGGGGAACTACTCCTATCATAGGTCCCATAACACCATCTGCTCCTTAATATTAATAATATATCATGGCAACATTTACAGTACCATTTACAATAGCCAATACTGCAGGTACCCAGTATATTAAGATTAAGTACCGGTTAACAGGAGCTTCTGTATGGACATCATTTAATATAGCTTCTTCTGGTACTACTGCTACTATTAGTGGTTGTACTAATGATTATTTGTATGATATACAGGTAGTTAATGTGAATGGCTCTGATAATCCGGCATCTGCTATTAATCAGTCTATATGGATCACTGACCCTGGCCCATTAGTGAGTCCTACTAATACAACAATGGCATACTCATTCCTTAACCTATCTCCGGATATAGATACATACACATGTACTGTAGCAGAGTTTAGTACACCAGGTAGTATTATAGCTACTCATATATTAACGCCTACCAGTACTATAACTGATACCTTTACTGGTCTTACACCACTTACTAAGTACTATTTGACTATAACACCGGCAGCTAATCAGTTTACAAGAACTTTTACATATATATTCACTACTGAAGAACTGGCATTGTGTGCTAATCCTTCTGGAACAACAGCAACATTATCATGAATTTAACATTGCATTGGACTAATCCTGTACAACATCCATCTTGTGGGTATAAGGCACTATATAGGAGAATGAGTGCTAGTACATATACAGAACTAGATACTTCCGGATCAACTTCCAGTGGTACTACTGTACAGATTGCTGTATCTGCACCAGCATCTTATGAGGGATATATACAGGGTAATTGCTGTTCTGATAATGTGTCTGCAGGTGACCCATTTGGTGTTAATGGCTATGGCACAGTGGCTGTAGCAGTATCTGTACAGGCTAATCCATTACATTATCTGGCTACTATAACTAGTACATATGCTAACCCTTATATTAATGTTATAACAGGGCATTTTACTAGTTCATCAGCAGGTATTGTCAACTTTACAGCATCTTATCCAGCTAATAGTACAAGTGCTATAGTAGTATTGGCACCAGATCCTAATAGTGCAGCAGAGGTTATTACTAATGTTAGAATAGATACTATATCTCCATCATTCAGTAATGGGGGATCATTACAACAACTAGACCCTGTAAGAACACCTGCATACTTTGAGTTTTATTCTACATCAGGATCTACTTCTGGTACAACTACATGGAATGGAGACCCTTTGAGATTACCATCATTTACTCTCAACGCTTTTAATGTAACAGAGACAAACCTCAGTGGTAATCCTATTGCCGGTAATTTACTAGTATCCTGGATTCAGGATTATGTATATGCAGCAGGTACTGGTATATACACAACATTTACTATACTAGTAAGAGAGCAGGCTACACATACAACAGTAGGTACTCTAACATTCACTCCTAGTACAAATGGGTTACTTAATGCTACTATAGAACTTACACAGGGATCAACATATCTATCTTCTTCTCTACTATATCAGATGCTTTTTTATTGGGAAGATGGTATACTAGTAGATACTAAAGATTTTTATCTACCACTGTTTTAACTTTAGGTGTTGGTTCCCTAGAGGTGAAAAGGTTCTCTTTGTATATACAGAGGGGCTTTTTCATATTATACCATCTGGTAAGTTTATTCAGTGAATTGGTTGTTTGTATAACCTGAAAGGTGTAACTTAGTACTGTATTATGGAGAAGATACCATTTAAAAAACCAGATGTTACTGCACCTAGACTAAGGTTACTCAACTTTGATGTACTAAAGAATAAGAGATTAGATAACTCTACTGGCAAAATACTTGACTTTTATACCAGGCTGAAACTTGTATATCCTAATGTAGAGAAGTACACTAATAAGGAGATCAAGAAGATGATTAACCGGTGTAATAAAGAAGTAATCAGAACACAGTGTTTATTCACTAGAGAAGGGGCAGAGTTACCGGCTAATCTAGGACATATATTCATGGGTACTGGCCCTCAGATTGCTAACCCTAGTGTAAAGACCAAGGATAGTATTGTTAATAAGAAGGTGTCTATGACCCTTGAAGAGGTCAGGATATTCGCTAATCCACATACAGAAGGTAATATAGCCAGGATATATTATACTAACTATGAGGCAAAGTTCAGGTTTGAAGGTGCTGGAATGTGGATGTTTAAACCTGGTCAAGAAATGCGTAGTATAGCATGTAAGGCATATACTGAGAATTGGAGAATGTATTTTCATGTACGTAAGAATAACTTTATAAGTTCATTTATCCGGGATACCAGGGCAGAGTGGAAAAAAGCTCGCCCTATGTATTTTGGAAAAGATTAATAGTATATGTCTGCACTAGTAATAGGTGATGTGATCTCTAGAATACGTGGGCTTATTAAGCAAGATAGACAAGATTCTTGGTTAACTGATAAGTTCATTTACTCAATCTTTAAGAAGCATGTATCTCTAGCCATTAAGAGACTAGATGAGAAGAAGTCTATGATGGCTATGAACAGTGTATATGAGACATTAGACTACGTTGCATTAGATGAATGTGATAAGGTAGAAGCTGGTTGTATGGGAATCAAGAGTTATGCAACATTCAGAAAGACATGTGATAGTATACCAGTATTTACTGAAGGGAAGTATGGCCCAATGATAAGGTCAATAACCTCATTAGATGGTAGTACTATATTCAAACTTACTACACATGATCAATACCAGATATTATCTAAGCAGAAGAATAATAG